TTTAAAAGACACGGCAATAAAAACGGTTACCAGTTCTCGCTGGCATACGGTGGCAACAAAAGACCGCTGACTAGGGGTCATTGCGATTTAATAGCGTTTGTGGCGATAGACCGGGAACGAGTTTTATTTAAACCAGTAGAATGTTTAAAGGGGCAGTTAACCAAAAGGTTTCTGCCCCAAAAATTTGATAGAGATGATGTGGAAATAAAGTCGTGGAACCACTGCATGGATCATTTGTATTCGTAGATCGCTGCCTCTATTTCTTCATCTGACATGTTATCGAAATCCAGATCCGCGAACCGCGGTTTTTGTTTCGGCTTCCTATATTTAACCACCGTTGATTTAGGGGCCGTAGGCCGCGGTTCGTTGACCTTGCTCTCCAGTATTTCAAGTGTGCTATATTTATGACTGCACGTTAGGCATCTCCGGTTACGCCGGATTGTATCGCCTTTGGGTCTACTGTTATAGACCTTGCTCTTTGACTGACACTTCGGGCAAATCACATTGCTCTCCCTGACAACATTCGTTTATGTAAAGACGGCACACGCTGCACTGAACGTGACCGTGCACCTCGACTGCTGGTAAACCGGTGTGGCACCGCGGGCACTGGTTATTGCGTAACAACTCAGCTATCTTCCCCGGTGCTCCCATCGTCTGCATCATCAACCTCTCCTACGCCGCCGCATAACTCGCAATCCATTAACTGGTCTTCAAGCCATCCGCCGCGCCACGACATTGGGGCAGGGACAGCTACCTCATACTCACATTGTCCCTCTCCACCGCATTCCGGGCAAGTTTTCATTTTACCACGCGCAGTTTATTTTTTTTCTTCCGATACCACTCTTTCTGGTACTTACGGATGCGAGATTTATTATTAGCTCGCCAGTCCGCTTTGGCGCAGCTAGTCGAGCAGAACTTGCGTTGCTTGCCCACTAGCGGGTCATGGCACACGATACACTGACTACCGTTTTCGTCGTCGCCTTCCGGGGTGAAGATGATTTCAAGCTCTTCGCTTTCTTCCATCTCATCCAGTTTAGCTTCCAACAAAAGGCCGTAGGCCGCGAGGCGTTTCATAGAATTGGTAGGCGACATACCGTGGTTTTCAACATCCTCAAGCACACTGCCTATGGTTTGAATTAAACTTCTTGAAATATCCATTTATTTCTCCCGTTACTGTGTAAGACTTATCCCATACCACCTATAAAAAAATAGGTCAACAAAAATCTACATGTTGTTACGTTAGATAGTCTTTTTGTAAACGTCCCACATGATGCGAAGCTGACCGCTGATGGTCCGGCCTTCGCTCTTTGCTAGTCTTTTGATTTGTTCGTACACCTCAATCGGCACAAGAACAGATTTCCACTTGGTAATGTCCATATTTAGCTCCTTCTGTAAGCGAATATATAGGACAACATACTAAAATACAATAAAAAAAAGACCCCGCCGAAGCGGGGCCAGTTAAGGGAGGATCATCATGAATAAGCCTATTCGGCTTCACCCCAACTAGGGCCGATTTCAACATCGCACTTGCTAGGGATTTCTAACGGTACAGCATTTTCCATGATGTTGGCAATAGCTTCTGCATCTTCACGGTCTTTTACAGACATAGCTATTTCATCATGGATCTGCACCAGCGGTATACGCCCGGTCTCATATATATTTACCATAGCCTGCTTTGTCATGTCTGCGGCAGACGCTTGGATAAGCCTGTTCAATGCTTTATATGTGTATGCCCGTCTCAAACGGGTGGTAGGGCCATACTCTTGCACGGCTTGGTGGTAGGGCAAAGCTTTGTTCATAGCAAATGCATCTGGCTCCCAGAGCTCAAACCGGCACTTGCGTCCTAATATAGAGCGCACGGAGCCTTTAGATTTTCTGGAGTTTAAATGGTTCTGTACTCCGGTCATCAGACCTTTAACGAAGGGAACGCGGCCGTGATACTGCTTGACCAAATCCTTAGCTTCATCTGTTTCGATGCCTAGCTGGTCAGATAGCTTGTTCACACCCATACCGTACATCATGCCAAGGTTAATCGTCTTCGCTTGCTTGCGCGGGATATCCGCCATTTCTGCCACCATCGTATGAAAATCCATATCAGGATCATGTCTATAAGCATTTACAAATTCCTCCACGCCCGCCATGTTGATGCCGCGAGATCTATTGAATAGGTGAGCAAAGTGAACCAAGATCCGTGGTTCTTGCTGCGAGAAGTCAATAGCCGCCCACTGCTCACCCTCTTCCGGCAAAAACAAGCTGCGTATCATCGGGCCCAATTCAGGGTCGCGGGCCGGGATCTGTTGTAGGTTCGGGGAGTTCATTGATATGCGGCCTGATACAGTCCCACCATCGTCCGATCTAATCTGGTTGATGTGCGAGTGAATACGGCCATCAGAGTGGCAATGCTTCATAATGGTGTTAATGAACGTGCCGCTGGTCTTGTTTAGGTTACGCGCTTCGACAATTAATTGAGCCAGTTCATGCGGGTGATCCGTAAGAAACAACTTCGTAAAAGAGGGCGCACCCTTCTCGGTTTTTGCGTAAGGTATATCCAGCGCATCGAATGCTTTAGCAATAGATGCCGCCGCCCATAGCTCTACATCCATACCCGCTACACGCTTAATCTTTTTTAAAACTTCTTTCTCGCGCTTGATTAAGTCGTTGCGAGTACGCTCCACCCGATCTTGGTCAACGCGAACACCACGCCATGTCATGTCAATTAGGCACGGGAGCAGCTTTAGTTCTAGCTCTGCGACTTGCCACAGGTCTTCTTTTGTAAGCTGAGTGGACAGATAATTCCAAAGATCCAAGGTAATTACAGCATCGTTCTGTGCATATGGCCCGACATACATAGCGGGCATCTTCCACATCTCTGCTTTAGCGTCGAGGCCAAACTCTCTGGCGGCTTCTTGTAGTTCTTTTTCTGTCTTAACTTTGCCTAGCATCTCGTAACACAGGCTGTTCAAGCTGTAGCTGAACCTGTTTTCGTCTAACAGTGCAGCTATCAGCATTGTGTCTATGATCTTACCATTTATGGTAAAGCCCATGCGGCGTATCCAGCCTGCATCATATTGAGCATTGTGCATGATCTTATCAGCCGGGCACTCAAATACTTTTTTCAGCCACTTGTTGACAATGCGCTCATCTAAGTTGCCGCCGCCGAGATGTCGAATAGGTATATACCCGGACCAGTCTGCTACAGCTATGGCGTACCCCACCACTTCGCCATCACCGGTCGGCCAGCCGGGGCCGTTGGACTTGATGTTCGGGTCGCGGGTTTCTACGTCGATAGCAATTTGTTTTGCACCTGTAATATCAGGCAACTCCGCAGGCGGAACCCACTCACTCTTTGGTGCCCACATTGTCATCTGTAAAGACATGCTATCTCCTATAGCAGATTGTGACTATTCCATCGCCCTGTTTAAGGACAATCCAGCCTTGGTCTAGATAAGCGTCAAGCTGTTCCGGTCGTATGAACCGGATTAGCATCTCAGCCTTGCTTTTGCGTCTATTCTTCGCCACCTAAAGCTCCATATCCGCAGATATCTACCCAGCTATCTTCGTGATCGGTTTTCATAAGACGTGCAGCTTTAACCATAAGCATACATAAGACAAACTGCTGTTCAGTTATTTCTTTCTCCAGAATTACAGACCATAACTTGGCTATGTCCTGAAAGTTCTTATGAGCATCACCGTATTCCCGGTCCCGGTCTCCATTGATCAAGGACTCTGCTTTTTTTAAAATTTCATCGCGTTTCATATCGGATAAGCCTGTGTACTATCTTGAGGTTCAACTAAAAAAAGATTTTGCTTGGTTCTTGTTATACCGACATAAAACACGCGGTGCAAATCGTCCGGGCTGGTTTCAGATGCCTTTACTGCCGCGGGCGATACTCCGGTAAATAAAACCACGTTGTCCGCCTCACCACCCTTAGATCCGTGGATCGTGGACAGATGTATACGAGGCTCTGCATTGAACTTTTCGCCACGACGCAACAGCGCTGTTATGTAGGCACGGTCCGCGCTAGGTAATTTATCCATCGCTGTATGCCAGATACAGTTGTGAATGTAATCCATAGTAACGCTTGAGATTGGAACGAATTTAATAAGTCCGTGGTCCGCGATTAGTTCGTCAAGAGTCACCAACTCATCGTCACCCAGTGCTGGCAATTTTTTAAATCCGCGCTTGACTCTGTCTCCGACTGACATATAACTGTACACGGTTCGTGCAGTCCTGCCCGTAACTTGTTTACCCTTT